GACGCCGTGCTCGTCGTCGATTTATGTAAAGAATTTGGCCTTGTGTAGTTGGCCATTGCGTTTGGTTCTTTTATGAGAGCAATATACAATTTGTGGATTACTTATCATATAATTATTGTTTAGATACAGTAAAACTATCATGACGAAAATGAACAGTACAAAGTACCACGAAAAATGAATAATGTTCGCGAACAGAATCAGCACGGCCATCGTGATGAAGACGGTCTGTACGCTTTTGCGTTTGCACAGGATGCTCTCGCAATTCCGAAAGGCGACGTTGAAATCGTTCTCGCCCTCGACGAAGAGGCGCAGTTCTTGTTTGCAGCATTCGTCGCAGAGGAAAAATACGAGAATCACGTTGCCCTCGGTGTGGACGTGTTGAAAGGTGCGCGGCTGGCTGCCCGGATGGAATTCGAAGGTGAAGCCGTTCGAGACTTCGATTTGGGCGTAATAGTGGGCGAGCAGAGTGCCGCACGTCTTCTTCACTCGAACTTTGCATACTTTAATCACGTTGGTGTTCTCGCTGCGACTGATGCCGTCAAAGACGTAATGAATTAAAAGATCCGCATCAAACTTGACCCGCGACAGAGTCGTCAAGTTTTTGTCGTTTAGCTGGGACAACGCCAGACAATTGGTTCTCCGATCCCCCGTCGTTGTCTCCGCCGCTGCCGCCACCGCCGTTGTTGTTGTCGTCGTCGTCGTCGGTGTCGGTGTCGTCGGATATTGCTGATCCGTTGTCGCTGTCGTCGGAGCCTCGAGCGAACGCGGATTTGAACAATTGACTGTTGGCATGTTGTTCTTGATGCGCGACCGGCTCGGCTAACATCTTATCAGTAGTACTATTAGCATTGACGGTGTTGGCGTTGTCGTCGTATACGATTTTGAATATGCAATTTCCCTTTTTCAATATAGTGGGTTTAATGTTAAACAGTATGACGTTGATTTTATTGCTATTGTCGACGAAATTGTACACGACGACGTAGTCTCCGCAGGCGATCGTGTTGCATCTGTGCTGCGGCAGATTGTTGAGCAGCTGCGTATCGAGAATAGTGATGTTGTAAGCGCCGACGGCTAGTTTTTTTAAGTGATATTCTTCTCGAACAATAAACGAAAGAACATTTCTTTTTGCTTCTTTGTCCAAAGTAACGTGAACAGAAATGTCGATGGTGCCGCTGTTGTTGGTGGCCATTATTTTGATTTTACTCTTTTCAATCTTCTACTTAATAATATATTCCGAATACAACGAACAGGACTTTGATAATAAACTGCGCGTCGTCACCGAGTACGCCAAACGAACCAACGCCGATCATCCGCTGCCCAGCGTCATTCGCTACGTGTCCGAAGTCGATGCGAATTTCTACGTGGTCCGCACGATAGACACGAGCAACCTCGACGAGATCCAAACCGAACTGTTCGACGATCGCATCGAGACGTTTAATTTCATCGAGCAGACCTTTGAGCGCAACGACCCGCCCTCGTTGCGCATACGAGCCGAATCCGATCGGACCAAATACGCGTTGCGCGGCGACGACGGATGGATAAGGTTCGACTGTCCGCCCGATGAGCGCTTCGACGCGGCCTCGAATACGTGCGTGCCGATCCCGCCGTGCGACGGCAAGACGCCGGGAATGTACGGTCTGACGGAGCGTCTAATCGATTCGTTGGTGCTGCACCATCGCGTGCCCCGCGTCGCCGCCTCGGACGCCTCGGACATTCATCCCACGATGTACTTGCGTTGCCTCGAAGGCGGCTCGCACGTCGTCGAAGAATGTCCCGCCAATCATTTGTTCAACGGCGTCGAGTGCGAGTTGCGCAACGACTGCGCCAACCGCCCCGACGGTTTCGTGCTGAATCTTTTCCCCGAACAGTTGAACATTAACGAGTACATGATATGCGAGAACGGCGAGAACAAGATCGTGTCGTGTCCCTTTGGCAAAATCTTTGATCGGCGTCTGCTGATATGCATCGACGCCGACCCGTGTAGCGTCCACGGCGCCGACTATACGTACATCACGGACGACATTGGTCCCACTCAGTTTTACAGATGTGTATCGAACACCGAAGCGGAGCTCGTCACGTGCATCAACCGCGTTTTCGTCAACGAAAGATACGAGTGTTCCGGCGACGTGCGATGCTCGAGATTCGCAAACGGCTCCGGCACACAACTGATGACGTACAATGACGAAGTTATACGATTCAACTATGGCGTGTTGATATGCGACAACTACAACGTCGTCTCGGACGTTATGTGCGATTGGGAGAATCAGTTCAAAGATAAAATATACAATGACAAATTCACATTGGGCATACACTATCCCCGGGAAACGTACAATCAAAACACGGGCCAGTGTGAACCGGCAAACGTTCAAACACTCTTTATGACCTACGCAATCGAAAATATACCCAACGATCTCGACATAGACTTTAGTACCGCTTTCGTCGGATTTAGTCCAGAAGTCGCGCAACTGATCGATACGGATCGGTTTCAAACAAACACCGTAGAGTACGCGCGGACGTTCAATCTTGTAGGATTGAGTTTTGTGACAGGCGACGCTATAGATTGTTTCGGCGACTACCTCTTCGATCCGTTCGAGGGCACCCGTCTCAACGTCTGCGAAAACGACGAACTGAAAGAGACAATCGAATTTACGCCCGATCAGTATTTGGTCACGACCAAGATGGAGATACGCAGCGACACCGACTACAGCCATATATGCTCGCGACTTCTCACGTCGGAATTCGTAAACTTTGATCATTTCACTGCCCGAAATTCGGCCAATATACTACGATCTGACGTTTGCGGGGAACTTTTGACCGAAATCCACAACCAATATACTACGATTCATGCCAAATATACTACGATTCGTGACAAATATACTTACGAAAGTGTAAAACGGCCAAAATATATTGAACAATATCGGGCAAATATACAAAATTCAATCAATATACAAAGTGTCGATTTGGACGAAAATGACCATAATGGCAACGACAACGACGACGTTTTAATTCCACTCTTTGATCCGTTCGATAAGTATGATGTCATCGAGCCGTTGTTCGATCCGTGGTCGGCGCGTGACATCATAGATTGTAACCCCGACGATCCGGTGTGCAACCGTCCGCCGACGCCTAATCCGCCGCCCGAACCCGAATCCGAGCCGCCGACGCTAACTTTGACGAGCAAAGAGTTGAGCTACCGTTGTTTCTACGCGGTGCCCACTTTCAAATTGTCCGCGTGCAACGTAATCGACGATCATATCAAGGAAAGCATACGCGAGTTGCGCGAAAACGTGATAGTCGACGAGCAGTGTCGCGACGCGGCGGGGTTGGCCAACATTATCAATTCGTACGTGTACATCGGCGATCTCATCGGTTGCCGAGCGGTCTACGACCAAGACGACAACCGCATCAGGGTGCGTACGTTTAGAGACGGCAAAGTGTTCGACAATCTCGAAACCCAATCGAACGACGGCGTCAAGTACAATCCGTGGCTACACACTCACGAAGGAAAGACAATGGCGTGTCCCGAACACGCGCTCGGACCAAACTTTACGTGCAATCTCGAAGACGATAGAATCTATTATTTAGAAGATTTGCAAGTGTAATTTAAATGAAAACGACTATAGTTTCGACGAAACGATGATAATGTTTATGAGGATGATGATGATATTATGTTTATAGCTAAGAAATCAAAATACAATTGTAATGGAATATAAACTTTATTGACAATAAAATAAAGTACACAATTTAAAATTTACGTTTTTTAAAAGTTTGAAGAGTGTTGTACAAAGACGACGGTGTGGCCTTGCGTTTCTTCAACCACGCCATCTCGACGGAATCGTTTCTTTTGTAGCAATCCGATTGATGTTTGTACGATATGCAATAGCAGCCGTACACCTTTCTGCGATCAATGAAACACATCGATGCCTTCTTCTCGCTGATCTTCTTACGCACATCGATTTGCATCTGCACGATTTCGGGATCCTTCAACACCGTGGTATTGGCGACGTTGATGCCGTCTTCATCGCCGCCGTTCAAAACTTTGCTTTTGACATTGTTAAAAATGGATTCGTTTTTGTTACCATTCTCGCCGTCGGTGTCGTCGTCGTCATCGTCGGTGTCATCGATAGAGATGGTGATGATTTTTTTATCTTGAATAGATTTATTGAGTTGCATGTTTTTGTCGAGTTTGGATTGCAAATCGGCAATATCCTTGATCAAATCGTTCTTCTTTTTGTTGAGATTTTCAACGTCCGTCCTCATCTTGGCAATCTCTTCGTTTTTAGTATTGATTAAATCTTCTAGATTTTTGAGAGTATCGTTGGTGACGTTTATACGATCCTGCGCGTCGAGGCTATCGTTGATCTCCTTTTTGATCTTTTCGTGTTCGTATTGAAGACGGCTCAACTCCATCGCGGCCTGCAGGCGTTCCGTTTCAAAATCATTCACAACGTTTGAGGTCGAAGTGGAAGGCCCGGCGACGGTAGCGGTCGACGTCGACGGTCCGGCGACGGCAGCGGCGTCGGTCGACGGTTCGGCTTTGACAGTTAAACATTTATCCAATACGGGAGCAATACATTCGTCAAAGATTTGTTTTAAAGTTAATTGTTTCGACGATTTAACTTGTTGCTTCGACGACGACGACGACGAATTTTTAGGTTCCGGAGAATCAACGACGGC